AACTAAATACTTTGAGTGTAATGAATGTGGAGCGAGAGGTAAGATTATTCTCAAAGGTGAAGATCACACAGCGGAAGAATGTGTATATTGTCCAGTGTGTTCAGCAGACATTTATGAAGAAGAGGATGACTTCGATGAAGAAGAATGAATTGGTCATATCAACAAAAAGAAATTTCAGAATTACCAGATGATTGTGTTGGGTTTGTATATTTGATTACCAATCTGACGAACAATCGCAAGTATGTCGGAAAGAAATTAGCAAAATTCTCTAAAACCACATACAAAACTATCAAGAAAAAAGACGGCACGAAAAGGAAAAAACGTGTTCGTTCTAAAATAGACTCGGACTGGCTAGAATATTACGGTTCGTCTATAGAACTAAATAAAGATGTAGAATCTTTTGGGAAGGAAAACTTCACTCGAGAGATTTTGTATTTTTGTAAATCTAAAGCAGAATGTTCTTACATTGAAGCACGAGAACAGTTTGCGAGAAAGGTACTAGAAAGCACCGAATACTACAATAATAACATTATGTGTCGTATTCATGGTTCTCATATTCTAAACAAACTATGACATATTTACTATTTGCTGTAGCGTTGTCACTATCCGCAGTAGCTGCATATTATGCAGTTGCTGGGTTAATTGCCATTTTTGCTGCAGCAGTAGTCCCAATTGCCATCATGGGAACATTGCTGGAAGCAGCAAAACTCGTGGTAGCATCGTGGCTTTATCGTTCTTGGAGAGAAATACCAAGACTGATGAAGTCATATTTCACAGTTGCCCTTATTGTTTTAATGTTACTGACTTCGATGGGCATCTTCGGTTTCTTATCAAAAGCACATCTTGACCAAGCAATTCCTACAGGAGATGTTCAGGCTAAGTTAGCATTAATTGATGAGAAAATTAAAACAGAAAAGGAGAACATAAATGCAGCACGTAAAGCAATTACTCAATTGGATCAGCAAGTTGATCAAACCATCGCAAGAACAGAAGACGCCAGAGGTGCAGAGCGTTCCATCGCCATCCGTAGAGGACAGCAAAAAGAACGAAGTACCCTCCTCTCCGAAATTGGAACAGCCCAAACCAAAATCGCCAAGTACCAAGAGGAACGTGCGCCAATCGCAGCCGAAGTCCGTAAAGTCGAAGCAGAAGTAGGACCAATTAAATACATCGCTGCATTAATCTATGATGATAATCCAGATACAGACCTGCTTGAAAAAGCAGTACGCTGGGTTATTATCATGATTGTGCTTGTATTTGATCCACTTGCTGTTCTTATGTTAGTTGCTGCAAATTGGCAATTAAGAAAAGATAAGAACGAAGTTCCAGCATTAGTTGAAAAAGACTGGACATCGTTCTTTAAAAAAGAACCTGTTGAAGAATTTCCAGAAGAGAAACACATCGATTTAAAAGACGAAGTGGTCGTAGAAGAAACTTCCAGTATAAAAACATCTTCAAACACAGAAGAAGAAATACCAGAGATCAAAGTAGATGAACTATCTAAAGATTGGGAACCAGAGTTATACGATCGAGTTAAAAAGATTGAATATGACTCTGCTGGTAGAAGAATTACTCCAGTTCTCGAAGAAGAACTAAAAGCACCAAAAACACAATCATTCCTCAAAAAAGTTCAAGAAACTCTTCTTGGTATTAAAACCATAGAAAAAGAGGTTGAAGAACTGCAAGATAAACCTATGAATCCTAAATAACAGTAGACAGCGATGCTGTCATAACTAACAAAAAAGGTTTTTAAAAATGATTAAAAAGTTACTCTTTGGAGTGCTTTTTGTCATGGTTTTGTCCCCTGCAATAGCCCAGCCTATTGTCACTGATTCGACTTCCAGAAGCACAACAAATTCCACATCGGAAACTACGATTAAATCGCCACCACCTACTGCAGTGGCACCAGCAATCACAACTATTAATAACGATGTCTGCGCAGTAGCAGCATCAGGTGCAGTACAAACGCAAATTCTTGGTATCTCTATGGGTGGTACAATGAGAGATATGAATTGCGAAAGAATCAAACTAGCGAAAAACCTATTCGATATGGGCATGAAAGTTGCTGCTGTTGCTACTCTGTGTCAAGATGAACGAATCTTCACAGCTATGATAGCAGCAGGAACACCATGTCCAGTTGAAGGTAAGATTGGTGAGCAAGCAAGAACAGAATGGGAAAGACGTGGTGCTTTAGATTCTGTTAAGAAAGAAAACGTAGGACATTATGCAACTAAGCCACCTGTGATTAATCTTAAACTAGCACCATCAGACCCAAAGTAAAAGATGAGCAGAGTCCAGAAATCGGTAGCAAAATGGGTTGGAGCATTCCTGCTATCATTCTGCTCATTCTCTTACTCTAATGCACAATCACCTGTCATAACCAATCCAACATTTTATGATGATACAAATGTGCATGTTCCACTACAATTTGGATTCCCATTTTTTGGACAAGTGTTTACTAATTCTTGGATGCACTCTAATGGAGTTGTTTCGTTTTTAAATCCTACAGCACCAATTAATAATCAACCAAATCCAGGACAGTGGGCATACTGTTGTGAGGGATTAAATTTAGTTCCAGGTAATACACAACTTGGACCACAATTTAACTATATGATTGCTCCACTTTGGACTGATCTTTATCCTGTGGCATCATCTACATTTAGCACTGAAGGTACAACTACATACCAGAGATATTTTTGGAATAACATTGCTGAAATTAGTAACATGAATAATCTAAACACTTTTAGTTTAGAGATTCGTCCAACTGGGTTTATTGGTGCAATATACAATCAAATTAATATTCAAAATCAAAATGTGACAGCAGGTATAACTGGAGATATTTCTCTTGGACAGATGCAGCAGTTTTATTATGGCAGAGGTATAATTCCAGGAGCATTAAGCAACTGGTCTGTCAACAACACTCCAGGAGATATTTGCACATCTAATCCTCTATCGTCACCAACTTGTCCTGGATACACTGAGGCTATGTGTACATCAAATCCATTATATAGTACAACTTGTTCTGGATATCAAGCAGCATATTTTACACAACAATGTTCTATCAATTCACTCTATAATGTTAACTGTCCTGGATACGCAGCAGCATATTTAAACTATCAATGTTCTATTGATCCTTTATATGCTACACAGTGTCCTGGATACGAGTCAGCATATCACAATCAGCAATGTAATATCAACCCTCTTTATTCTACAACATGTTCTGGATATGCTGAAGCATATAAAGCACAACAATGTGCATTAGATGGATTATATGACAGAACTTGTTCTAATTATTCAACTGCTTATGCAACTAAAATGTTACTTGAGCAACAAGGTACAGCATCAACAGTAGCAACTGCAGGTACAATAACAAGAAATGATCCTGCTAATGCACCTGTTTCTACAACAGTTGGTTCAGATGGAGCAATTTCCGTTGGTGTTTCAAGAACAGGTGATAGTAATATTGATAAAGCAATTAGCAGCCCAACTACGACTGCTAACTCAAGTGCTGCTCCAGCAGCACCTGTTCAACTATCTCAACCAAGCAATAATCAACAAACTCCAGTTGCAATAGCAGCTGAACGAAAACAAGAAAAACAAGAGGAGAAAAGGGATGCTGCTGGCTCAGGTTCACCATCGTCTTCAAATAATCAAAATACTTCGACAGGCTCTGATAAAAAAGACAATCAACCAAAAACAACAAGAGAAGAATTACAAGAACGTAGAGTGGCAGCAGCAAGAGCTGAAGCTGTAGAAAAAGGTAAAAATTTAGCAGATAATGTAGGTAAAGCAGCATCATTGGACCAGCAGATAGCTGTTCAAAATGTTGTAATTGCAGCAATGGGTTATACCCCAGGATTTGATTCTTACAATAGATCATTCGTTCCTGATGGTATAGGATATAAACCATTTACCATTTATAATAATCAAAGAACCATTGACAATCCAGTTGGGAGAAGATTAATGACTGGTTCTGATAGATTACATAACGAAATGATTGAGGCACAATACCCTAAATGAGTATTTTGTTTGAGTCGTTTATGATATTTTATTTTATTGAAGTGTTTGTTTTGACTTCAGTATTCATTTGGTATTACAAAGAACCTAAAAAACAAGAAAAGAAAATACACGATCCTTGGGGGATCTGGAAAGATATAGGAAAGCCAAATGACAGAAGAAATAAAAGACGTCAATAAAAAGATTGACGATGCTCAAGCAGCAGTTAAGAAATATGCTAGTGCAGATACAGTTATTAGTATTGGTGGATATGAATTCACACCAGCAAAATTGATGGTTGCGTTTACTCTAGTGTCATCTCTTTTAGGTGGTCTTTATGGTGCATTTGAAGTTTACAAAGACTATCAAAGCATGAAGAAAAAGATCGCTGAGTATGTCACACCTGATTTAGAAGGCATTTACAAAAAGATTGAGGTGCTTGAAGTTAGTACTAACAAAACTGTAGAGTATACAGACACTATTAAAAACGATCTTAAGAACGATGTTCGTAGATTAGAAAGTGTTGTTGAGGGTGTAGAAAGATCTACAAAAACAGCACAGCGAGATACAGATGCAGCAATTAAAGAAATCAAACGTGAGAATGATACTACGCTGAATCAAATGAAACGTGATAATGATGCAACAATTAAAGAAGTACGTAGATATACTGATCAAAGTGTAAAAGAAGTAAATCAAGAATTGGTCAGAAATCAAAAAGAAACAACAGCGGAAATCCGTGCATTGAGAAAAGAAGTAGACGATAAAATTAAGAAAGCGTTGGATAATCCACTGTCCAACTAAGGAAGAAGGAAGGTATGGAAGAGAAGGTAGATTTAAACAAGAAAGTAGATGAGTTTGAGTCAAGTGTAAAGAAATTTGCCAGTAAAGACACAGTCATTAGCATCGGTGGGTATGAATTTACTCCAGCAAAGTTAATGGTTGCATTCACCATTGTTTCGTCAATACTCGGTGGTCTGTATGGAGCGTTTGAGGTTTATAAGTCCTATCAGGACATGAAAACAAGAATTGAAAAATACGTTGCACCAGATTTATCCGAGTACGATAAGCGTCTAGCTGTAATTGAAGAAAATTCTCAGAAGACAACTGATTATACTCGTGATATTAAAAATGACTTGAAAAATGATATTCGTCGTTTGGAGAAGATAGTTGAGCAAGTCGAGCGTGATGGTAAACAGTTATCTAGAGAGACTGAACAGGATGTTCGTCAAATCCGTAAAGAAATAGATAATAAAATTCAAAAAGCACTAGACAATCCATTAGCCAAATAATTATAAGGATAGATTGGCATGAATGATAAAAAATTATTTAAATGGTTAGTACTTTTACTACTGTTACCTATTGGATTGGCATATTTTGGTGGAGATCGTTTTCGCTATCCTTGTCAAGATCCTAAAAACTGGGACAAAGAAATGTGCAAGATGCCTACATGTGATGTAACAAGAACTTGTCCAGAGCATATTTTTAAGGGACAGAGAGATCCTAGACTTGGTCCACCACCAACTAGAGTAGAACCGATAGGTGCAACACCTGCACCTATGTGTCAACAACCTGCAGGAGCATGCAAATGAATGAACAATTTATGTATACAGAAGAACAGTTAATGGCTCGTCTCAAATTCTTTATCGGAATTTGTTTAGCGTTGACATTAACAGGAATCGTTTTTGTGGTTCTATATTCTATTATTTTTGTTACACAACCACTCAACGCTATTAGTCCAATTGATCAAAAATTCTTTGAATTGATCATACCAATCGCTACATTCCTAACAGGAACTCTATCAGGCATTATGCTTGCTGGTGGTGATAAAGAAGCACAGAAAGAAGCACTAAAGGCAGCAAATGCTGGTTGGACTAACAAACCATCCACTCCACCAAGCACTCCATCACCAACAGGTGGTTTGCCACCAAGACCATCTATGCCATCAATGAGTGGTATGATGAGTGGTGTTGCAAGTGCAGCAACTGGATTTGGTATGGATACTCCACCACAGATGATGACTCGCATGCCAGAGTTAGAACCTGGAGATCCAACTCATCGTAACTTTAGAAACGATTAATCATGTATCAGTACAAAGCGAAAATATTAAAAGTTTTAGATGGCGACACTGTTGACATAGATCTTGATCTAGGTTTCAATATTGTTCTTGCAAACCAGCGTGTTCGTATGGCTGGCATTGATACTCCAGAATCAAGAACTACTGATTCTGAAGAAAAGGTGCGTGGTCAGTTATCCAAGAAAAAACTAACTGATAAACTTCCAGTTGGTTCTTGGGTAAGAATTGAAACGCAAAAGTCTGACAGTAATGATGATAAGTTTGGACGCATCCTTGCTGTGTTCATTATGGAAGATGGCACTAGTCTCAATCAGTGGATGATTGATAACAACTATGCTGTTCTTTACAATGGCGAGAACAAAGAGTTAGTGCAAGAAATGCATCGTTACAATAAGCAGAAACTTATTGAACGAGGTGAGTTAAAAGGATGACAACCCCATACGATTTTTGGGTGTGGTGGTGTTTGCAGATGTATTATTTACCCTACACCATCCTCGGATCCACTAGTAAGTAAGCACTAACTTACTCCCAAACCCCTGTATCTAACAGGGGTTTTTTATTGAAAAAAGTTGTTGTCTTTAATTGCAATCTGGGGTAGAATAGAGGTATGAAAAGTGAAAAAGGAGTTGTTATGAAGGGTTCGATTCGTTTAGTTGTTGGGTTTCTTCTCGTGTTCGGTGCAGTCGGTGGTATGGAAACTACTGCAGATGCACTGTTGGCTCAAACAGTAGTTGCAGTGATTGGTCTTGGTGTGATGTACTCTGGTGTTAAAGCAATGGAGCGTGTATAATGACTTTAGAACAAATGATTGAACAGGGGTTTACTGCAGATCAGATCTGTGCTAAACTTGGGCATTCTTATGATTTTGTGATGCAGTTTATTGAACAGCGTCACGATGAAGAGTTGCAAAAGCAGTATGAGTTTTTGTCGTATGCAGATGAGTGTGCAAATGACGACGCAAATTATTATGGAGAATTTAAATGAG